ATGTTAAGTGACTCAAAAATCAGAAGTGCTAAACCAAAAGAAAAGCTTTATCGTCTCGGTGATTCTGATGGGTTATGTATTGAAATTAAACCTAATGGAAAAAAATATTGGCGTTATCGCTTTCAATGGCTCAAAAAAACACAAATGATGAGTTTAGGCGAGTACCCTATTGTTGGACTAGCTGAAGCACGTACAAAAAGAGATGAGGCAAAATCATTAGTTATAAGTGGTATTAATCCAGTAGAAGAAAAAGAAAACCAGAAAAAAGCTAAACAAGAAGAATATGACAATAGAGTTCTATTTAAAGATGTAGCTGCAGAATTTAAAAAAGAAAAATTAAATAATCGATCAGAGCGATATCAAGAAGCTTTTCAGCGAGCGCTTGATAAAGATATTTTAAAAGTTATTGGCGATAAAGATATTAAAGAAGTTACCTCGGCAGATGTTTTGACAATAATGAAAAAAACCATTGCACGAGTTAAGCGCCAAAAAAATCATGGTACCGGCGAAGTATCAGCAATTCAGAACCGTACTTTTATTGGCGGTGTAATGCGTTATGCAATCGCCACACTTAGAGCTGATTATGATCCTACATATGCAGTTAAAAATGTAGTTGAGCGTCCAGAAATAGAGCACGCAAGACCTATGGAAAAACATGAGGCCGTACAACTTCGAAATAAATTAAATAGCTATGGTGGATCTACTACAGTTAAAAATGCTGGGCTGGTAATGCTCTACTCTATGCTTAGGACTATCGAGATCCGCCGCATGAAGTGGGAATATGTAGATTTTGAAGCAAGAACAATCACATTTCCAAAAGAGATGATGAAAAAGAAGCGCATTCACATCGTTCCAATGTCTGACCAAGTTTTCAATATTCTTCAAGAGCAACGCAATATTGTCGGCAATCGTGAATATGTGTTCCCTGCGATTTATCAAGATGGAATGCTGTCAGCAACAACGCTTAATAAAATGCTTGATTATATAGGCTTATCTGATGTGACTGCCCATGATTTTCGTGCTACCGCATCTACCCTTCTAAATGAAAAGGATTACGACGACAAGTGGATTGAAAAGCAATTGGCACATGCAGATGGAAATAAAACCAGAGCAACATATAACCATGCAAAATACCTAGAAAGCAGACGTAAAATGCTGCAAGACTGGGCTAATATTGTAGATAGTTGGAAGGAGTGAGAATGAAAGACTGGATCTGCTTCTACATTGAGCATACTATTAAATATGGTAAGCCGTTCTATAAAGAGGCTGGTTGGTCTTTGGGCTTGAAGAATAATTATGTGGTTTTGAGTGAATTAATAAGTTAAACAAGGAATTATTATGGGTGAAGCAAAAAAACGTGGTAGTTTTGATATTAGAAAAGAGCAATCTTTGAAGTTAAAGTCCCGCGAAGAAACAGAAGCCTTGCGAGCGCAGAAAAAAGAAGAGCAAGAGGAAACAATTTATAGAGAAAGATTGCTAGCATTTGCTAAAAGTAAATTAAGCATAACTAAACCTCGCCTACTACAGTTTACTAAATCTATTGAAGAATCCTTAATCTCTAAAAATTATTTTGCTGCCTTAACTATCGCATTAACCCTACCTGATATTTGTTGCTCCCTAGAAGATGAAAACAGGCGAACATCGGGTAAAAAGTATGCTGAATGGTTTCAGAAATATGTTGGTTCCAAATATACCAGTAAGATCGGCCATGAAAAAGCTGAGACTATTTTTTTATCTGGGGAAGAGTGCTTTGCTTTAAGGTGTACATACCTTCATAAAGGAATTAATCATATTGAAGATGAGAAAATACTTAAGGACTACGAAGGAGGCTCTAATAAAATTGAATTCATGGCTGAAATGAATTCTGACTGCGTTATAGTAAATGGTGTTTTATTACTAAAACTAGAGAATTTCTGCTGTAATATAATTAAAGGCGTTAATCAGTGGTTATCTGATAAAAAAGATGACTTTATTATTAGAAAAAGAATAAGCGAAATACCAGAAATATACACCAGCAGTTTCTCACCAATACCTGGAGTTCTCATAGGTGGATAACGATTTGCCCTCACTTAGAGGGCTTTTACACATATCCCAACATTAACTGAAGTGTTAATTGTGTGAGCTGTGCAACCAGAGAAAAGGATGCACAGCAATGTGATGATCGATGCAATTTTAGTACGCTGACACATATAAGTTACTTCTTTAAAAAGAGTGCTCGTTCTGCTTCTCGGCGACGAACTAGGCCCTTCATAACCTTACCACCTGCTTTGTTCCACACAAGGAATTGATCAGCAGCGCCTTGATAGTCACCTTTATTCAGTTTTTTTAATAAGGTTGAATTATTAAATGCACCTGAGCCAATGTTGTAAGTCAGCGATACCAAAGCATCAAACTGGTTTTGACTTAAAGGCACTATCACAGATTCATTTACAGTCTTTTCAAATTTGGCCAAGTCGTGTTTGAAGTAGGCTTTAGCTTGCTCAGGTGTACAAGTATCCCCTTTTTTTACCTTCACGCCATTAGGATAAACTGTTGTGCCAGTGCCAATGGTCCAAACCCCTACACCATCATCGTAAGCATTGAATCGCGTGCCTTCAAAACCTGAGATTAAATCAATACCAACATCACTTGTAGTTTTTTCACTTGGTGCAAGTTTATCGACCACCTTATTTAGATCATCTACTTGTGCTTGTGTAAGCTTGCCGCCTGCGATAACTCGAGCAGCATCGAAGAATGGTTTAGTTGTCATTGGATTCACCTTTCTTTTTCTCTAACTCAGAGCTACCAAAATAAAAGCCACATGCAGTTGTCATAGCCCCTGCAATAAAACCCAATGCCGTATTAATCAGATTGCTATTTTCACGTGGCATATCTACAAAAAATAAAGCAATCACTAAAACAAACATTAGTCCCACTAATGCAAAAGCTAGATATGCGCGAGTATTTTCACTGTTCATCTTTTTGCTTCCTCCAACCGTGATACTTTCTCTTTAATTAAAGACTGGTCTTGGCTTAATTGAATAATTGAAGATCCAACCCACGCACACAATGAAAATACGATGCCTGCAAATATTCCCAGCAATACACGCAGCACAGAAATTCCACCATCTTGCGCTGCTGTGCGGTTTTCTAAATTGGCGACTTTGATATCCAATGTATCGATATCTTTTTTGTTCTGCTCGCTTGTCTCTTTGTGTGCTTCATTAATAAAAGTCAGTCGAGTAACATGATCTGACAACATGCGAATATCACTCTGAATGGAGTCGATTTTCTTTTCAAATCTCAACCCGTATGATTCATTTTCAGTCATGCCTTCCCCCTTTCGTTTAGGCAATAAAAAAGCACCCAATTGGGTGCTGTTATTTCTTCATTTCAATTACACTTAATGTTCTTGAAGTAATCATAAAGTTGCTTCTTGATTCCACATTTAATGGGATATTAACGCCCTCCTGTCGAGCAAATCCTGCTTTAAGTGTGTAGGTAACATTGCCAATAGTACTGTTATCATCAATAGCTGAAACGATAACCGCTGTACCATTAAAATTAACGTTAATATTACCAGTCTCAATATTCGCGCCCAGAGAGCCTCTGCCAATTAAAGACCCATTTTTATATATTGAAATATAAAAGGAAGCCATTGCCCTATCGTTAGCTGCAATTGGATTACCTCGTCCGTCACTTACACTAAAAGCGCCAAAAGTAGGTGTGCAAATATTTACTGAAGCATCAATTCTAACTTTTCCACCACTTCTATTTAACGTTACTTGTAAAAGTGTACCTATATGATTTTCCCACGCTGATAGGTGGTTATTAAAATCATTATTAGGCAACCCACCAGTTGATCCTCCTGAAAAAGTATTGATAGTTTTGATATCAATTGCTTTTACACCTATTGGTACCGTTACTGCTTCATCTTTAATTTTTAAAGTATCAATTGCGCCATCTTCAATATTCGCAGTTTTGACTTTAATTGTCCCCAAGTCTGCACTAATAACGCTTAAGTTTTCTGCCCAGATCCGATTGGCATTGATATATCCAAAACTACCATTATCGACATACAAACCACGCGGAATAACAGTGCCATTTGGCAAAGTCACTGGCTTATTTTGCAGTGTCATTAATGGCTTTGGCTCTATACCGTCAATACCCACAGGTGTGCCAAATTGGATGCAATCATAGTTAAAAATGAAAGTAGAAGTCGTACCATCATTCATTGATCCATGACCAGAAACATGGCCATTTACATCGAACTTTGTAAACTGCTGAGCATAGATGCCATCAACACTTTCACTGACATTTTGAATAGACGCACTATTCTCACCGACTTTTGTATTTAACGTTTCCGTTACTTTAATCGTTGAAGAAATAGCACTTGAATTTGCCTCGAGCTGGCGCTTGAATACGGCATTGTTCTCATTCATCTGAGCAGAAAGCTGTTCAGTAAGTTTAGCTTGGGCCAAATCGCCTTCAATACGTGCAGATTGCTCTGACCATACGCCTGCATAACCTCCTTCATTTCCGATTAAGTCAGATTCTGACCCGATAAATGGAGGATTGATTTGCGCGTAAACTCCATCAATCCTTGTAGTTTGGGCAATAACTTTGTCATCTACATTCTTAATATCAGACTTAACTTGAGTAATGTCACCAGTAGTGGCTTTGTCTTTCAACTCGATATTGATGTTCTTGATAGCTTCAATATTTGCTGAAGATTGATCGACACCAATTTTTGCAGTATCACGAACTATGGCAAGAGCGTTGTCATTGCTAGCAATATAGTTATCAATCTTTTGGACTGTAATTTTATCGCCTTCAATACGTGATTGAACTTCTTGCTGGGTATAAGCTTGTAAATCACCTAGTACAGCATTAGTTGAATCAACACGCTTACTTACAACAAGATCACCTTCAATTCTTGCTGATTGTTCAGACCAAACCCCTGCATAACCTCCATCATTACCAATCAAATCAGAATCAGAACCGATCAGAGGCGGGTTAATTTGGGCATATACCCCATCAAGTCTGATTGTTTGAGCTGTAATCTTGTTATCAACATCTTTAATGTCAGACTTAACTTGAACAATATCACCTGTACTTGCTTTATCTTTTAAATCAACCTGAATAGATTGAATTTGCTCTGCATTTGCAGCAGATTGACCTGCCGCAACATTAGCTTTTGATAAAGCTGTTGCCGATGTTTGTTTAGCTTCATTCGCATTATCTGCTGCATTATTTGCAGTAGTTGTCGCTGTCGATGCTTCCGCGTGGGCTTGCTGAGCAATTGATGCTGCTGATCCTGCCTCAGAAACAGCCGTTTCTGCCTTACTAATTGCAGAAGCTGCATTTTGTTTAGCTTCATTAGCATTTGCATCAACAATTTTCACTCTGCTATCTAATTCAGTTAATGCCTTAGCATTGCTTTCTGAATTAGACACAGCAGATTCAGCAGTTTGCCGAACATTCGCAAGAGCTAGATCATTACTCGCCCGATAATCAGTCAACGCTTTTGTAACAATCTTGTCGCCTTCAATGCGCGCAATTTGCTCTGAATTGATACTTGCTGCATTATCATTTACAGAAACAATAACTTGATCTGTACGTTTTGCCTGTAATAAATCTCCTTCTTGAACAGCAGATAAAATCGACCAGACACCTGCATAGCCAGCATCATTTCCGATTAAATCAGATTCTGAGCCAATTAAAGCAGGTTTAGTAACGACCTCAACCCCTGTTACGCGTTCAGCTAATGCTCTATCTGCATCAATTCGCGCCTTACTTTCATCAGTAACCAAAGCACGAGTTTGAACATCATTTTCAATTGACTCAGCTCTCACTGTTTCAATTAATGATGCATTTGCTGAATCTCCATCAACGCGAGCTTTCGCTTCCTGCTGAATTGCTGCTGCATTATCTCCAGCTTGCGCAACCACAGTATCAATTCTTTTGCCCAATGCACTATCAGCATCAGTTCTTGCCTTTTCCTCACGTTGAATTGCCGCTGCATTATCTGAAGAACTAGAACTAACTGTATCAATTCTTTGAGAGAGATGCTCATCACCACTAATACGTTCTTCTTTTTCAGATGTTATAGCCGTATCACGCAACTTTGCTTCAGCAAGAATTGCAGTTTCACGAGCTTTTTGTTCTGAAAAATCAGCATTAATCCTGTTTTGAACTTCCTGAGCAATCAACTGATTTGTTGAATCAATATCTTTGATTCGTGCCTCACGTTCTAACGCAAGGTTATTGTTTGCTTGATCTACAGCCTGCTGAACAGAGTCTTTACGATCTCTAACTTCTTGCGCAATCTGATCTTTCGTATTCTGAATATCTTGCTTAATTGGACCAATTTCAGCGTCAATAGTCTCAATATGATCAATCTTGGTTTTAAGATCCTGATTGAGTTGAGATTCACTGATTTGATCATTCAAGAGCTCAAGAACGTCTGTAGCATCGGCAGAAGTTGTCGCATGAGTCCAATCCGACCATGGCCCAATATTTCCGATTCTATCAATCAAACGGCCACGATAGAATTGAGTTAAGTTAGGTTGTAAACCTTGCAGAGTATGAGTCGTTGTTGGATAAGCAAATAAACCCAATTGAGCAATGTTACTTGTGCCATCTGGTGAAACTTGAATCTCGGTATAAGCCGTATCAAGTGCGCCAGTTGCAGGGAAGCCCCAATCAAGTTTGATACCGAATAAGATTCCTGTCGCTTGGATAAATGCCAATTTTGGGGGCAAGCCTTGCTTTCCAGAGAGTTCAGTCAAAGTTGAATAAACTGGTAAAGAAGCTATCTCAAATGCTGAAATCGCTGTTACTCGTGCTTGATATTGACCCGCATAAATACCTGGTACTTCGACTGAGTTATTGCCGGTTATTGGAAGCTTAATCCAGCTGCCGTCATCCTTACGCCACTCAACTTGATATTTAACCGCGCCCTTAGCCTGCGCCCAAGATACAATCATTGTTGCTAGATTGATGCCCTGATCAACTCGGCTTTCACTAGTAACAACGACATTAGTTACAGGATCCTGAATTGTTGGGTTCACAATCGAAATCGGAACCTCATCAAAATAAGCACCCTTATCAATGGCATCAAATTTGGCTGGGTTATATTGAAGTGCAGTCACTGAAAATTGATGATGCTCATCTTGGGTAATAGAAATCACTCGAAACTTCATTGTTGCCAAGTCTTGAGCATCAATCACCCAGACGTTTTGTGCTGCAATCGCATCAAACTCATGAGTAACTGTAACCACTCGACCAGAGATCGATTGAACAATTCGAGTTTGAGCTTTGCCATCCTCGCCATTAATAATCAATCGGTCACCAGCAACTGCCACAACGTCGTCACGATCTAGCGTAATGCTTTTACGATCTGCTGATATTTTAGATACACGTCCACCGTTTGCTCGACCAGCAAACAATGGATCTGCAATATCAATAACTCTTCCCGGTTGCGGAATATGGCCATCTAGCCCAACTTTGAAAGACACTGTACGTGTTTCAAGTTGCTCAGACTTTAATGCCCACCAGCCTGCTCGCTGCGCTTGCCCACGCGAAGTGCATCCCCATGCGTCAAGCTCAAGAATACGAACTTGGCCCGCTTCAGCAATTGCTTTCTCATCACGAACAAACTCATATTCGGTTTTGTAGTGATTAGCTGGGTTATCCCACGCAATTTTTACAACATTATGGCGATCACGCGCACGGGTTCCTGAGTATTCAAAATTGCCATCAATGACATTGGCACGGGTATATGTAAAGTAAGTATCTTGGGGAATATCCGCATCACAAATAATGCTATTGCCATCCCAAAATGTGATGGCACGAAATACACCAGCTAACTTAGTTAAAATTTCAAAGGCACCTTCTGCGCTCTGAAGATAAACATTACAAGTAAAGCGTGGTTCCTGACCGCCTAACCCATCTGGTACCATCTGATCACAGTATTGGGCTAAACGATATAAGGACCACTTATCAATCATCAACGGAGTTAAACGATCTCCCAGCGCATAGCGATCAACTGTACAGATGTCGTAATAGATCCAAGCTGGATTATTGGAATATGCCTCTTTGAAAGTACCGTCCCACATTCCAACATATTGCCGTGTTGCTGGATTGTAATTAGTAGGAACTTTTAGGAGCCTACCCTTTGTATCCATAGCAACTTTTGCTACGTTTCCAAAAGTCTCAGCATCATACTGAAGGCCCAATAATGCTGTATTTGGATAGCGTAATTTCGCATCGATCACTTCTGTTACAGCTGCAATATACATCTTGTCGCTGATATATTCAGAAGTTGTATTGGGTGTAAGTCTACGAACACGAACAAGCCAGCCAGAGTCTGCACGAGGCAAATCAATCCGATGAGCACGTTCATAATTTGCAGATGTTTTATCTGAAATTTTGGTTTTTAGTACTTCAGTCCAGACACCACCATCAATCTGTAAATCAATTGCGTATTCGATTGTTACGCCAGATACGTCACCATTTGTAGCGTTCTGAGTACGTAAAGGTCCCCATTTTAAGCGCAGACGAACTGCGTCAAGATCAAGATTACTAAAAGCGCGGACCCACGGTGTTTCAGACTTCAGCTCCACATCGATAGCAGTTTCATTTTCTACTGCAGGAAAACCTTCAATGTATTCCTGATCATTAGTACCATTTCTAAAATCAACTTTTACATTTTCAAAGTTAAGGCTTCCATCTGCATTCTGAAGTGGAGTTTCTTCTAAATAAATTGACTGAAGCCCATTAGCTAAACCTTCAATCTCGCCTTCAGCTAAACCATATAGAACCTTGATAAAGGTTTTCGATTGAGCAGAATCTGGTGAAATGACAGGTTGCCGTTGTTTTTTACTGCCTTTTTTTGCGCCTACTACTGCATTCATAAGAAATCTCACGCAATAAAAAAGGCGCTAGAAAGCGCCTGTTAAATAATTAAAATTTACATCTGATCTTCAGGATATTGACCAGCACTGATAATGAAGCCGCCGATTTCCCGTTGACCATAAAGAATTGGAACAGGATTACCTTGTGCAACTGTAGTTACTGCACCGCCAAAGCCTTTGTTGGCACGGTTGCCATCTTGGTTTTGGTCTTGAGTATTATCAATTTTTGGCATGAGCATTGATGCAACCCCTCCCATAGCCATGCCAGCACCTGCACCTATCAATGCAACCTGAGCAGCCTGACCAATACCTGGTATAAATGAAGCAGCTATCAGAATCGCACCAAGTACAAGTTGCAAAATCCCATTATTGCCACCAGCCCCCATTACACGCGGGACGATATGAATAGTGTCTGCTTCAGTATTCATGTCTAGCTGCTCTTCACCGATATTGTCACCAGTGATTAGGCGCTTAGTTTCATGATCGTAAATGGCTGGGCGTTTCTTGCCTCGTTTATTACTTGAGTTCTTTCTTTTTAAAAACACGGCAAAGCGTAGGCCCTGCTCATGTGCATGCAACATAAAATGCTCAAAGCCAGCGATCTGAACTGATAAAGCACGCATGGCTTCACGCGTATTTGCGACATCGAGCTTAAATTCACGACCGAACTTTTGCCCCAAGATGCCGTACAACTTAATTGTTTTTAACATCTCTATGCCTCAAGATTTTTACCGTGCGATCTTTCCACTGTTGGCCATATATTTCCCGCACAGATTTACGGTTATACGGATGATGAAGGATTAAACTTGAACCGATGCAATGCTCAGTTTGTTCCGATTTAAGCTGCCCATTATTACCCAACCATATAACTGCATGATTTGGATGCTCGGTACGCCCAACACGACAAACAAGCATATCGCCATACTGCGGTGTATCAACTTCAAAGAAACCTGCTTTTTCGTAATTTTCAAGGTAAAGTGATGGATGGTCTTTATCTTCCCACCATGCATCATCCCGCTTAAAATCCATAAGCTCTATACCTAATTCACGACTATAAAAATCACGTACAAGCGCATAGCAATCTTGCCAGCCATGAAAATAATTACGCCCCACTAAAGGGGCGCGATAATCACACGGCTCGTAGATTTGAAAATCCAGATCCGGATATGAACAAATTACCCATGGCTTTTTATGTAGTTCAATCTGAATCAGATCGAGTTCCGATGCTCTTGTTGTTCCATCTGGATGGGAATGCACATACGCTAATATCTCGCCCTGGTCTTCTGCTATAGCTAAATCTTCTGGATGGATTTCGAATTGATCAGAGTTTTTAGAAATATTGCGACAAGGAATATATTGCTTATCAATAATCACCCCACAGCACTCGTGTGGATAGCATTCATCAGCATGTGCCATGATTGCTTTTTTATGTTTTGCAGTAAGTTTCATAAAACCTCACAATAAGCTTGAAGCCGAGAACCCACCAAACGGCAACGGTTTATTTTCACCAAATCGCAATCGGCAAGAACGTAAACGTCCTCCGCATCGATCCAGTGCCGGATTATCAGTTGGCTCATCTTTATCAGTGAACATTGCTACACCTGTGTAACCGCATTCCTCACCCCGATACTTCCCGACCATGCACCAATGACAAAGTGAAGTAATTTGTCGAACTGGGATTTTCAAACCCTCAAAATCGATTGGATTGGACAGCTCGAAAGTCACTTGTTGTGCATTTTCAGATGTCTTTTGCTCGATGTACCAGATTTGCTCTTTTGATTCATTCGATGCAGTTGGATTACCTGCTGTGAAGTTTTCAGCATCTAAGTATTTAGCAAGAGTGGTAATAACTTTAAGTTTTGCACCAGCAAAGTCTTTAAACTGCAAACAGTAAGCAGATACTGCATTCTGGATGCCGTTAATATTGTTCGCCATGCTTAAAGTTGGCGCTGAAGCTTTACCATCTGAACGCATTTCAAGCCCAGATACTTCCAAAGCCATAGGCTCAAAAACTTGACCCTGCCAGATAATATTTCGGTTCCATACCTTCTGATCACCAACATCGAATATCTTTCCAATGCTGCCAGAGTCGGCACCGATCAGACCACTTGAACCAATTGAAGAGTAGATTTTCTCCCAGTCTTGAAAAGAAATATGCCCGTGAAAACGCAAGATGCCAGCACCTAAGCTGCTGGCATCTAGTTCATACAAATGGATTAATCCATCTACATATAGTTTCTGGAAATCACTATTCAGGGTCATTTTCTGTCACCACTGGCATTTCGGGTACTGGTTTAGGAATTTCTTGCAAGCGAATATCGATCCAGCGGCCCGTTGAAATATCAACTGGATTATCCAAATCAGCAATAATTGAAGCAGACTCAACATCAAACTTCTTTTTAAAAGTTTTGATTTCAATATCTTTATTTTCTAACTGCTGATAAATCACAGCAAAAAGAATGTTCCCGTTAGCATCTTTTGGCGTTTCGATATACCAACCTTCCGTTGCAAAACCTGACGTTCCTTTTAGCAAGTAGTGCCCTACATCGAGCTTTTCAAAAGTAATGTTCTGCTCAGCAGCTTCATCGTTAGGTTCGATTTTATCTGCAAACAATTTAACAACGGGTGATGCTGACTTAATGAAACCGTTCGAGTCTGTTGTTGTATTAATTCCACTAATTAAGATATTTCCCCAGCCAGTAAACGAATCTGGACCCGTTCCAAATCGTATACTTAATTGGTTTTCAAGATTTTGCTTATGAAGTTGGACTTGATAATTTGCACTACTAAAAGCGAACAGGTTCCCACCCCCATTTATTCCTGGCGATCCTGTAGCTGTAGGGGAAACTGAATAAAAACCGGCTGGAATATTACTAATATTAATATTTGAATAGAATGTACTTGAGCCACCTGTTGTTCCAATCCCAAAAGCACCTACCTCCATCACATTCCCAGCAGCAGTACCTACATAACGACTAGCTGCATGACTGTTATTCGTAAAGTTTTCATTAATTTTTGCGCCAGTTGAACGGAAAGTATCACCACCTGCGCCAGTCGGTGCCGTACCTAGATTTACTGTTTGAATTGCCATTTTCTTACTCGCATAAAAAAGCCCCTAAAAAGGGGCTTTAAAGGGGTTTAAATTAAGGGTAGAAGACTTGGGTGAATGTCGTTGAGATTTGCCAAACATCACCACCTAGACAACGGGGTTGATATTCACCTGTTTTAACTCGTACCTCACCGTCTAATGGCGAATCCCATAGAAACGACTCAGCGCCTTTATGCTGATCGAAGAATGCTTTGATTTGCATAATTTCCGCTTTATAAGCTGTTCTTTGATAAGTCCATTCACCAGATCGGTTATTGATACCTACAGCAATGTTTTGTTCATACCCATCACCAAATTTGCTTGATAACGTATTAAAGCGCTGAGTATTACTATTTCCGTCTAAGTCGCATTCGAAAGTGAATTTAAGGTTGCTCATAAATTGAATCCATAAAAAAACCGACCTCTAAATGGGTCGGTTTAAATATTTAGTTTCATTACATTTTCCAAAGATATGTACAGATAATCAAAGTGATAAGGATCGCAACAAAGCGCCATGCTTTCATTTCAATACCTCAATCAACTTAGAAATTGCTGTCAATATTGGCGCTGCTTGCCAGATCAAAATTCCAATTAAGAATGCAAGGACCATAATGTAAGTCCATACTCTTAATGCTTTACTGTCTGAAAGTTTATTCATTACTTTATCAACCTGTACATTTAGGTTAAAATTCATCTATGTTCTGATCCTCAAGTCTGGTTTGTGGGTTGGAAACAAAAACCCCAAGAGCTGTGAACTCTCGGGGTTTTGTTTTGGAATTAAAAAACCCACTCATTCGAGTGGGTTACTTTGATAATAAACCGCCTTGTCGCTGTTGTTGACTTAAGTACTCATTGACATGCCGACCAATTGCTTCACCCAAACCTATAGGTTTATAAGCTACTGAATTAAGCGCTTGATATTGCTTCTCGCTCAAAACAAGAACCACACCTTCAATATCTACAAGCCAATCATCGAATTGGATAGGGAAAGTTTCCCCATCTCGTTCATAAGTCTTATTTGCCTCTCTTCCACGTTGACCAACATAGGTTACTGTGCCGCCCAGTAAACGTGTTACTTCATCATGATTACCGGTGTATTGGCCTGTTTTCTTAAATTGAATTGCTTTCATATTTCCTCCTTATAAAACAAAACCCCGCCAAGAGCGGGGTTTTTATTTCCTACTTGTTTAATTAGTTTGAACGCAATTTTGATATTTATGAGCTATTCCATCTAATGCTTCAATAACACCAGGTGCACGTGCTCCAGCCCATGTCCCAACCTGCCTAAAACCATTGTTACTTGATGTACCTGTATTTTGTTGAGCTCTCAAAATATTGCTCATTACAAATTGAACTTTATTTTCTTTAAGAGCAATTTTTGCATCATATTTAACAAAATCTGTAATAAGGCCTACTTGCTGCCCCTTTGTTTTTACATTGCCATTTGCAATAAATGTTTTTTCAGTTTCATCTAGAAATTTAAAAACAGACTTCCCTTGATGAACTTGTGTATTATTATTTTCATAATATCTACCCGTATATGCCCCTATGAAACTACCAGCTTGGTCATGTAGAACAATGTCATCATTTTGGAAAGTTTCTGCAGCACATAGTTTCAATTTGGAGAATGATTTACTCGTTGAATTAAAAGAATAATCAATTTTATCAATGTATGTATCCCCCGCTGAGCTAGCACTTATAGTTGATACATTATTTGGCAATTGAATTGGTGCAACTGAACACCCTCCAAGAATTGAAACAAAACCCAATAAAATAATCTTTTTCATGAAATTACCCCTATCTCTAGAGGTAATTTAACAAGTGGTTAATTAACTATCAATCTTAAATATATTAAGAAGAACAATTTACGCAACCACCTACAATAGAGTAGATTTCTTCCGAACCGTTAAAGTTCTAGCTTCAAATAAAAAAAGAAACCTTTCAAAGCTTCTTTTTTAAACCTACCACCCTTGTCGTTTAGACATTCTAAATCTTTTTTCAATCTTAGCATCTACCATTTCCTCATTCTGTTTCTGATACTCTTTTAAGATAACTGTTAACTCCTTACCATCCCATCCAGATGTAGCTTCCACTTTTTCTGATGTTTTATTGATAATGGTAACAGTAGGTTGAGATTTCTCAGTTCTTCCGGTGTTAATAGCTTCGAATTGCCTATGCTCTCTAACTGTTGCAACTGCATCCGTTTGATTGTTTGATACATAGCCACCGTTAGCATAACCACTTGGTTTACTTTGACGCATGCTTTCAACAACGCTAACACCACCCCAGCGTTTGATATCTTCTTGCGACCATACGACTTCGCCTTTATGCACAATCCCTGCTGGAGTGTGTTTTAGGCCGTTACCTGTATAACCACCATCCGCAAATCCTTGCGGGGTTGCAGCTTGGATGAGAGATACAAATGTACCTGATTTAATTGTCGCGATCGCTGCTGCTGCCGCTTTTTGGTACCAAGTACCTGGCTCATTTGCGTAAGCATCTGAAGCAGCTTTCCACATGTTCATTCCAGCCTGCGCCAATGCGAATGCCCGCTGACTTTCATAAAGAATGCGGTATGCACTTGATGACTCACCAAGCATATTTTTAAACATGCCAGCCAATGCCCCTGTGACACTAGCTCCATAACCCAACTGGAGATTCATTGAATCATTTTGATAAGTAGATTCAATCAATTTCAAACGCTCAAAGTGTTCCTTCATGATTTGTTCACGTTGTGCATTTAGAGCTACCATATTTGCATTTGGATCTTTAGCTTGAATATCGAGTGCAGCTACTTGAGTATTTGCTAAATTTAAAGATTGAGCCCTCCGATCAGTACGTGATTGGTTTAGCTGGTATTGTTGACTATTACCCGTCATATCAGCTTTAGTCTGATCCCAATTTTTACTAGATTGAAAAGCCTTATCTAGAATCTCTAGACGTTCTTGCGCCTTAGATAAAGATAGACGTTCCCGTCGCTCTTCTATAGAAAGCTTGGTATTCTTAAGAATTTCCTCCCGTTCAATACGATACCTTTCCTTAATAGCATCAACTTCTGAATATAAGAACTGTCTGGCCTGAAATAAACGTTGCTCTCTTGCCAATTGAATTAAGCCTTGTTCATGCTGATATTGCTGATCAAGATACTTAATAGCCTCGTCACGCTGATCTTTACTTAACTCAATATCATGAGCCGCGTTAAACTTCTTGCGGTCAAAACTCTCCTTAAGTAATTGCTCTTCAGTCATGTTGAACTGTTTATAGTCATCTAGCTTAGTTTTAAGAGCTTGTTGAGCTATGGCAATATCATTGTCAGCACGCGCTTGCAATTCTGCCTTAATCTCAGCTTTGCGTTCAGGGGTAAAATTGGCTTTATCAACATCTTCCAACTTCTTGGCAAGATCATTTCTGATCTTAGTCACTTCATTGGCAACATCGTTTTCCAGTTGAAGGCGTAACTTGGCCTGTTCTTCTGCCATTTTTGTGGCGTCTTGAATAAGCTTGTCAAAATCTTTAGAGGTGATATCGCCAGCTGTATAGCCATTAATACCAGCCATATAGCCCTGATAATCCTTCCAGTATTGATTGTTATATTTACCAATACCTTTACCCTTTTGAACATTACCTTCACCAGCATGATAAGCACGTACAGCCTTCTCCAAATCTCCCTTAAAGAGCTTTAATAGATAAGCCATGTACTTACCAGCACCCTCGGCAGATTGTGCTAAATCAGTACGGTCCTTCACGCCATATTGCTTAGCTGTGCCTTCCAGAAATTGGAATCCACCAGTTGCCCCAGTTGATTTGTTATAGGCCTTAGCATTACCGCGTGACTCGATCATATGAAGCGCTGACAATGTGCCGGCTGGCAAATTGTACTTTGATTCAATACTTGCAAATCCATATTTAGCAGCATTTGCCTGAACTTTGGCATTAACTGAAAGTACTTTTTGCTGCTTCTCAAGTTCCTTGGTTTGCTGTCTCTTAGAATCAGCTATATCCTCTTCAAGTTTTTTGAGTTCTTGAACCTTATCAAAGTTTTTCTGGAATATTGCCCATTCATCTTTAGTTAAACTGCGAGTTTTAGGGATTTTATTGTTATCGTAAAAATCAGATAACGCTTTACCCATCTCCAGTCCATGGCTTTTAATGTTGATCAGTGAAAAATCAGTATCTAGATTTTTCTGAGCATATGTTTTTTGTAAATCTTGAAGCTTTTTATTTAGTTCAGATACATTTTGACCCGCCCCCTTAGCCCCTTGACTAACATCATTAAAACCTGCTTTTGCATTAGCACCAGAAGTACGAACCTGATTTAACTCAGAGTTTGTTTGCTTCACAGCTTTCGTGTTTTCATCTACTTTCTTCTTGCTATCAGCCAGCTGGTTAATTTGATCCGAACTGATGAATGAAAGTTGATTTAATCTATTGAAAGCTTGGTTTACATCAATAACGCCAGTTTTTAATTCTGCCCATATTCGATAAGCTTCAGCACTTTGCTTATTGTTGTCAGTGATAGACTGAGTAAGTAACAAGAACTCGTTCTGAGATTTAGATAGTTGAGCATTCTGTAAACTTAGTTGCTTTGTCAGTTCATCTTCCGCTGCTCGCTTTTGTGCACCTTCAAGCTTCATGAGTTCATCAGCTGCCATGCTTGCATAACGTGATTGCTTCTCAAGCATGTCATTGGCTTTATCGCCATTGTCACGCATTAAAAGATATCCGGCTGCTAAACTTGCTACTGTGATGCCAATACCAACAGGACCACTTAGTAAGCCTAAAAGTCGTGTACCAATCCCTACACTTGCCGCACCAGCTGCTGCCGATCTAGCCTGAGCCGTTGCCAGTGCACCTTCCGCTACTGCCAATTCTCTTGTAACTTGAGCCTCAATTTTCTTTAACTCAGCCATACGAGTTAATGTCGCTGTTCTGCCTTTTTCAGTAATTTGAGATTTAAGGCGCTGTACTTCTAAAGCTTTCTCAGCCGCAATAGCAGCTAAAGTTGCTTGAGTATTTGCAACAACTGTTTGAGTGCTAATTACTTGTTGAGATGCAGCTGCGCGCTCGGCTTGTATTGCGGCATATTGCGTTACGGTTTGAACCGCTAATTCCTTCGTTTTTGCAGCTACAGCAACACCAGAGGCATAGATTGCTGGAATATATGTTCCAAGCCAGTATGCGCCTCCAACCATCATTGCGGAGGTCAGTACATCTAAATTTCCAGCTAAAGTCTGAATTGTGCCCGCAAGGACTTGAGCTGTTCCAGATCCTTTCCCTGCTTCACCAACGAATTTTGTAATAGCATTACTTAGCATCCCTAAAGACTGACTAATAGTTTTGTCCGTTTTTCCATAAAGTTCCTCAACACTATCTCCAGCTTTTAGAAGTGCTTTAGTGATTACTTCTCCAGTTAACTTGCCATCAAGCATCATCTGGCGAAGTTCACCACGTGTTACACCCAACCCCTTAGCCATCGCATTTAAAAGCCCGCCTGCTCCATCCACAAGACTGTTAAATTCTTCCGCTCGAAGTACACCCCCATCTAAAGCTTGCCCGTATTGAAATAGTGCTGCTGAAGCAGATTCAGCATTTGATCCACTAATAGCAACAGCCTTTGAAGTAATTTCGGTAAGTCTTGCGGTCTGTTCTTGTGTAAGGTTTAGTGTTTTAGCATTTGACATGTACTTAGAATAAACATCATTTACAGCACTCCAAGCAGATGCAGATCTTTGAGCTATATCGAAAGTGTCAGCCATTGCCTGATTAAGTTCTTCTTGGCTATTAGTGACCAATTTCAGTTTATTGTTAATCCCCGTATAGAGATCCATTCTATTAATGGCTGCTCCAACGGTAACTACTCCTGCCATATAACCTGCAAGTTGGCGAGTTGCCACAGACAAACTATCCATTGACTTAGTTGCAAAGTCGCCTTTGCGCTCAATGCTATCCAACTCATTGCCTAGATTGCGCGCATTTCGTTCTGCATTTTTAGCATCAATTACAATGACCAAACGGGATTCTTGTGCCATCTTACTTTCCTCTAGGCAATAAAAAACCCGCTTTCGCGGGCTTTAATTAATTAGGTGTTATCTTAGGTTTTTTTCACAGTATGGAGATGCATTACTTAAGGATGGATCGGGAATATAAGTATACGTTGCTCCACCATAGTAATTAGCTCTTAACTCAAGCTTTGTACTAGTTTGCAATTTTATTGTTTGTTTCAAGCCAGATTGTAGAATAACTTCTGAGCCATTAATTTTTAGCTTCTCAAGTGAGTCATTGCCACCCCAGCTTGAACACATCAATCCAGTGCCATCCTTTTTAAATGCATATGTAACTGTGTACGGACCATTTACACCAGTCCAGAATCCATTTAACTCTGTTGATGTAGGTGTTGTTGCCATGTACTGATTATTTGTCATGTCAGAAGTTGCAGCGCAACCCGTAAGAGTAATAACCAAACTCATTAAAATAATTTTTTTCATATTCACAGCCTTGTTAAAATCAATATTAAGCAAACTTTAATCAATAATTTATTTTATTTATACATTTCTGAACAGCCAATATAATACTTGGCAGTAAATTCGTTAAGTTGTTCTTCTTTCACAGACGGGGTTGAGTAATTTGGTTGCGAATAAGCATCTTTAACAATCAATCTGATTATTTCTGCTCTTTGCTCATCTTTAATTATTGTGTTTACTGTTTCCAGACTAGAAAGAATAGGAACACCATTTTGTTTAGATGTCATAAAAGTTTGGGCTAGCTTAGCTAAATTTACACAATTTTCTTCATGCTGTTCTTTAGCTGATTTTTTATTAGGTGCAGAAAATACTGAGGTTGTAATAAATACAACTGAAATAAATAAAATAAAATTTTTCATGAAATACCCCTATGTTTAGGGGTAATTTAACAAACTGATCATTAAATGTCACATAAAGAAAAACCCGCACTTGGCGGGTCTTGTCTAATTAACTACTGATATTTGCTTTTAAGTTTCTGCCAATATCTAGAAGATCATTACTTCGTGAAAATTTATAAAATTTTTCGAAGATTTCTGATAACTCAATCATATCTACTGGATAAAAGCGCTCTTCCAACCATCGGGTAATTATCTTCCCATTCTGGAAACTTACATAATAACTTTGCGGTTTTTTAGTATCGCGATAGCTCATGTCATCTGCAATCTTCATAGCGGCTTCATATGCATATGGACATTTTAGAGCAGGATAGCGACTATTAAGGTTTTTTAGATATTCATCTAACTGAGCTACAACATCATGAGAATCATGCTTTTCAGGCTTAGCATTTAAATCCATGACTTCTAGATAGTGCTTAGCATCTTCAAAGTGAATAGCACGTAATTCACGGTAACTTGCTGAGTATTTAAAATGATTCTTTAAACGACTCCACATTTGAACAATTAAGTTCTTATTACCATTCGCTCGTGTATGAACAATGTTGTAGAGAACTCCTGCCTGCTCTGGTGAAATTGTTTGCTTACCATTTAATAGCCATTCCATAACAAGTGAATCGTAAGCACGAATTACCATTAAGTGGAATTTAGGGCTAATCCACATTGCATATGCATAAACTAGTTCCTTAACAACATATGTTCCTCTGTTGTCACCACCATTGATTACTTTTACAGCACTATGCAAATTTGCAGAGTGGTTCTCTGAAGAGGTCTGCAAATTTGCAGATGCCTCAATTTCTGCAATTAAATCTTTAGTTTGTTGGTTTCTTAAAAAGAAAGCTGGCTGGTGCTTTTGGTTGTGCCCACTTGCTTTATGAAGATCACCCAACATAAAACGACCTTCTTCATCTTGGCGAATCGTAAAGTCACCAATAACTAGAGGCTTATTGTTTGGGTTTAAAAAGTTTTGTGCTAAACTTGTCATAGGTTTAATTCCTTTGTGTGGGTTAAACAGAAGCAGATTGATCTTGGCGGATGTCTGCTTTTTTCTTGTCTATCATTTTCATGATTCAGCTTCTTTTGATGCTCTCTTAACTAACCACTCTTCAATTATCATAGTAAGTTGAGCTGTTAGAGTTCTACGATCCTTTTGAGTTTCCTCCTTAAATCGCTCCAATGTATGTTCAGGTAAACGAAAGTTTACTTGAGGGTCTGATCTTGCCATTTCTACCTCCAAGAAATGTTAGCACAAGCTAACAATTGCTAACATAGCAAATCATTTTACCTTGTGTCAATATACTTGCTAACAAATGCTATCAAATGTTAGGTAATAAAATGTCTGAAGATGTTCAGTTTAATCTTAGGATACCTGCTGAGCTAAAACAGCAAATTGTTGAGGCAGCAAAAAAGAATAGTAGATCAATTAATGCAGAAGCTCAGTTAAGGCTTGAGAAAACATTTGAGCTTGATAACTTGCCAGAACCAACAAGTCCAAAAAATATAAATGACCCCGAAAAATTGGAAAAATGGGCGCAATCAATTCTTAAAGAATTATTAAAACTTAATGATCTTTCTGACCGTATTATAGAATTGGAAGAACAAATAGAATATTTTGAGAGATATCAAAATGAACAAGACAAAAGAATCGATGGATTAGAAGGTCATTATTAAAAAAAGCACCTCACGGTGCTTTTTTTGTCGCCTTTTTATGCGCCTCATCCAAGAACATATCGTCGAGTGTGAAGATACAGTCGTTAAAGATGTATCGTTCAACTGGCAAGTCATATTGCTCAACATAAGCATTAATTGATGAGATATCTAACGCCAGAGGAACACCTTGTTCATAGCGTCTAGATCTTGCAATTGTGTTATATGCAGTCAGAATGGCATTAGCAACATAAGAATAGTCAGGTTTAGTTAAAACCTTAGTGTTGTTGAGATTTAAAGCTTTTGCGACTGCGCTTTGCTTTTTGCTGTAGTCGCTCGCTTCTTCTTCTGAGCTGAACTTTGCCCACTCGTAGAGGCTGACGACTTTCCCACAACATCATCTCGATATTGATTTGCTTCAGCTTGGATCTTTTCAGATTCAGTGCGGATAAAAGACCAAATAGAAACACCTAAATCGCCCATATTGAGCAACTTAAATGCATTTTCGCCATTGAAAGTAGGCTCTGTTTTTACCAGCTCACCTTCAGGACCTTCTTCAACAAAAACCACGCCTTTCCAGTCTTCAATTAAATGCGAAGCCACTGCTTCTAAAACTAATTCATGAAAGAGTTTATCTTCTGCTGTTGCCTTTGCTACGTCAAAGCCTTTTGATGAGATCTGATTATTTGCTCGTTCAAGTGCCACCTGATAAGGCTTATATCCAATACCACGGATCTTAAACTCAGCAAGTACATTGCCTTCAGTATCTTTGTATTCGCGCCACAAACTGACGTCTTTATTTCTTTGAATATTGACTTCGAGAGCCATGTGATATCTCCAAAAAATAAGGCAGCAATTAAGCTGCCAAATCAGTATTAAGGCGTTGCTGGTGTACGGGTAATTGTTGGTGCTACTTCTACGACTTTATATTCGAATGAAGCATTTAAAAGATCTGAATTACCACCACTAGGTAATGGAGCTGTAATTTCAGCTTTAGGAATAAAAATTTCATATTTATTCCCATCTGTATCAGTGATTGGAACTTTTAATGAAATCGTTTTGTTAGTGAATTGCTTTTCATACATATCGGATGTATTGCGTGACCAAGCTGCGGTAAATGAGCCAGTACCTGCAGCAAGCATTTCAAGGATTGCACGTGCATCAATCCCTCCACCTAAACAACGTTGTAGCTGCATGGTGTTATCCCAATTAAATGTAAAAGCGGTCAAGCATGAAATCCCTGCTTGAGAAACTCCATCAATCAAAATGTCACCTACAGAGACATTCGACATTTTGGGATTGTTATCTGCAGCTGTAATTGTTCCAGCTGGTGCTGAAGAAAAGTTTGTTCGACCGAGAGCCATTAGGCCAAAAGTCATTGTAATTAAGCCAGCTTCAGGAATATCAATTCCAAAAGTGTTTACATGACATCCACGGAAAACATGGTAGTCATTAACATCTTCAAAGCCACGTAAAACAGAAAAAGTTTGACGAAGTGTGCCGCCAAAAGTTAAGACATTTGAGGACCAACTATTAAAAGCTGCAGCAGCCATTAAGTCTTGTACAAGTTGGCTATATTTTGCCTCACACTTTAATTCACCAGCATATTCTGCGCCTGTAATCATTGAAGAGCGAGCAATGCGCCCGCTAGTGATAGACTTTGACTCTTCTTTAGAAACTGTGGCATCTAAACCATTATCTGTAAATTCAAAAGTTGTTCGAGCAAACGGTGTCGGTGTTACACCTACCGTTGTTTCTCTTGCGATTTGTGTTAGCTGACGTGCACCACTCGACATGGCTTTTACTCCTTATAAGCATAAAAAAACCACCTCGAAAGGTGGTTACTAAATTTGAAAAATAAAAAAACCGCTCTTAAGCGGTAATCTCTTTAAAAATTGAGATCAATCATCTAGATCGACACTTACTCCAGTTACTACATTATGCTTTGCGCTGCCAAGGCAACTAACATCGGCCAAACGTATATTCACATCAGAAACACATAGTTTATTGGCCAATTGCCATTTATTAAGCTCTTCAGCCATTACAGCTTCCAAATGTCGTTCTAGTTCTAGCCGTTTAATTTCAATTTCTTCTTGCGTAAGCATGCAGGACATATCAATTCACCCTAAATCCAATCGTCACATTATACTGAATGAAGTCAGCATCTTTTCCTGTATAAACGGATTGCCCCTGTATACATTCTAAATGTTCGATTCCGAAATATTCAAAATGATCAAGTAATGCATCACTTAGATCTGTGATTTCTTTATCACCTGTATCTGGCCGAGCAAAGCATTGGATTAAAATATTACCTGTGCGACGTGTAGTTGGCTTATCAGAAAGTCCAGCAATAAAGCTTGGTCCTCCTGAGATAGCTAAACGGCACCATAAGCCTTTTGTAGGCACTATGAAGCCTGGAGCATTTGGATATTGGATTCTATCTTGAGAAATACCTGTGAAGCTCATCATACGGTCGACTATTGCTTGCCGCGCCTGCTCTAAAGTCATTGCCATTTAGCCACCATACTTTTGAGTAATGTAAGTAAACGTTGTGCTGTAGATACCCAACGGCGCTTGATCGGACCAACCATCCTCTAAGCGCTCTGCATAAGGCTTATTGTTTTGAATATAGATCAAACTACCAAGTTTAAATTTCACAGCTTGAATCGCAGCATCTTGCACAGCGTTTGTAGTGGGCTCTCGCACACCGTAATCACCAGATCCAACAGAAATAATATGCGATGCTCGATAAGCTCCAGTATCAACTGGACTTGAAACAACAAGTGATTGAACTGTATCCATTGTGATTTTCTTTACAAGCTCATCTGCCTGTTTCTCAACTTCAAAACTAAAGCTAGTCGGCTTTACTCCCGTCCACCCCCTAGATCATCTCCACTTTAACTTTGCCACGCAATATTCTTGTGCAAAGCCCATCTTTGCGCTTATTAATCTTGTATGGATACTTGAAACAACAAACCAAACCCTGTTCCTCATTCGCCCAAAGAACATGTTTAATTTCATTGTTATTCACATATATTCTGCGATTACCTTTACCATCATTCACGCTATGAAACATTTCACTTCTCGCTTTCTTCATACATTTCAAAAAGGTCTTGAGCGATCGATTGAATTGAATATGCCTCAAATTCTGGACTAGGCTCTTTTTCTCCCATCAACTTCTTAACCTTCTGCCAAACATGAACTGCTTCATGTAAAAGCAGTCCATAAACTTGTATTTGGTCCTTATCCGCTGCTTCACCAATTTGGACAATTACATAAGCACCATCCGAATAAGAACTAACCTGAGCATCTGCACCCATATCCAAAAATTGATCAGCTCTGCCCATATCTTCAAATAGCAAATCCATGTGTATTTGATTTCTAGCAAGTGCATATTGAACATGTTGAAATGGTGAAATGTACCACTCAGGCACATAATCAGTATTAACCATGGACTAACCTTTTAACTTGGCAAAGGCGTTTCGGTGGCCTCTCTACCATCAAATGAATTGTGAATAAAAATGCCACCTTCAAATCGAGGGTGGCATTCGCAATGTATTAATGAATGGGGCTTAAAGTCATCGTCAGGCACTACCTGAACGCTGTCATAAATCTTGTAAACTGACCAAGTCATTAAACTTTTCTCAACTGACATTTCCAACTTGCACTAATTGGGTCCTGTTTGATATGGATGACGCGAAAAGTGCCTTGCGCCGTGTTCCATTCATCATCAATGTTTGGCTCTTTAGTGACTTCATTTTGCAGCACAATAGCCTTCTTATCAGTTGCAAGAACTCCAAGAGTTAAAACTTCATATTGGTTATAAGAAGCAAATAAAACACCACGGCCTTCGTAATGCTCAATTACATTTTCAGAAGAATTCGTTTTAGGATTCCACTTTGTGCTAACAACCCGGTCACATGTAAAAGAATGAACGGCGTCCGCTAAATCATCATTAAATGCTTCGGTAATATCTGCCTGAATTTCGTCACGTAAGCCCATATCATGCCCTGTAAAGTGGTATGCCAAAGCCATTAAAACTTGCATTTGGATCTTTCAAATCAAGTGAATCAATAAAATCAATTGCAATCTGTTCAAAGCTAGAAATTGCTTCAGATCCATCTTGGTATTCTTTTTCTGACTCAACAGAATCAGCTTTAACTTTCTTACGCTTCAACTGCTGGTCTTTGCCGTTATAAATTACTTTGGCCAGAATTCCTTTGATGATTTCACAAGCCGCGTCCTTAAGAAGTGGATCAATAGGATCTGGTACAAAACCTATTCTGTTTTTCATCCAAACATTAGCCAGCTTTACCAGACGAGCTTTATCACTGTCTGGTGCAAAATCGCTGCCCAAAATTGAATTTGCGTCATCTACAGTAATAAAGCTCATTGCATTATTCCTTCGGGATTAATTTAAGGAGTTCTGCTTTTGTTGCAGACGGCTTGTAACCAATGTTTTTACTAGCTAAATACTCTTTTAATTGATCATTTGACCAGTTTTCAAAATCATTAACTGCCGTTTCTGTTGTTGAATTTTCTGCCGCTTTTCCAGATTCCAATTCAGCAATACGCGCTTGCATTGCAGGAATATCATTTTTAAAAGCTTCAAACTCTGCTTGAATGCTTACTACCTTTCCTTCAGCCGCTTTAGCAGCATTGTCTGCTTGGAGTACAGCATCTTTTAAACGTGAGTTTTCAGAAATTAACTCCGAACTATCACCACTAGCTTGTTCCAAGATTTCGATTTTCTGTTTAAGTTGCCCGTTTTCCTCAACAACCTTTTCACACTCAGCTTTTGTATTATCAATGACCTCTTGCAGCTCAGGGGTAATTCCCACCGCGACATTTACTGTGGCCAAGGTCGTTTTTGCAGGCTCTTCCAACTTGCGAACTTCAACTGGAATATCCAGAGCTTCGTAATCATTTTGGATTTTCGGGTAATCACCGTAAATAATTACTTCTTCGGCACTTCGATTCGGATTTTCGTAATAATCAGGATTGGCAATAGTTCCAACCTCTAACGCAGCTGCAGCAGCAATACGTGTATAAATTAGCTTCATGATGCATTTCTCTTTAATGTAAAAAGAGGGCTTAATAGCCCTCTTATAGTGAGATGTTTATGAGTTAACCAGTTGTTGTGCCAGACAAGTCAAGCAATGTGCCTGCTGTCATTTTGTTGCTAGTAGCATGTTTTTTCCAGTTGGCACTTGAACCAAGTAAAGTAAGGTTAGGGTTTTCGCCTTTTGATGTATCCCAGCTATAACCAAGAATATCTAAGTTGAACGCGCCTTCAGCACGCATACCAATACCTAAGTTTTCTTCATCATTGATGTCATACGCCCGGAAGCCTGGTACTTGTGATTCTGTAACAGTAACAGCTCCCATTTGTAAACCAAATGCATCATCATCACCTACGGCATCTGTAACCAAGACTGGCTTACCTAAGGTACCCGGTAAACCGCCATAGATAACAATTTCAGATTCGCCATAAATCTGCTTAGTGATTGCATCATCAACAATATCGAAGTAGGTATCTGAGTTCATTACCCATAAACTAATACGTCCAAACTTATCGCCAAACTTACGCATACCACGTGTTAATGCTTTACGCCCATCTACAGCAATACTGCCTTTAGCAACCATATTCGGGTTACTAGAAATAGCAGCTTTTAAAGAAGCTAAACTGTACTGTAAACGACCAGCAACCAATGCATCTGCTAAATCATAACCAAGAATCATGGCAAACTCTTCAGGTGTACGTGCACGGCGTTTGAATGCCTCTTCAGTAGAAGCATAAGGACCATATTTATACGGGACTTTTACGCCTACAGATTCACCAGAACCAATTTTCTCTGGAACTACTTTGGCGATTGAATTCACATCACGATGTTTGATGCTACCGCCCACTTTGTAGAATGCTTCTTTGTTGAAATCACCTTCAATGATCTCATTACGATAAACAATTGCACCATTAGAGGCTTGGTTAAATACATTCAAATTGTCTTGCAAACGCTCTAAATAAGCAGTTTGTGCCAATTGGTTGTAGATGATCATGTCTGAGTTAACTGTTGTAGTCATAACGACTTATCTCCAAATTTTTAATGATTAGTTCGGCAGTTTTAGGAAGGCATCATTGCCATGTTCTTTGATGTAATCTGCTTTCTGAGAAACAGACATTTCACTGCGTTTCATTCCAGTAGGTGCTCCACCTTTGCCCCCACCTTGAAAACCGCCACCAGTTCCTTTACCACCTTTAAGAATTAAGTCTTTATGCTGGTATCCACCAACCAATGACTCTAAAGCTTCATCAACATTTGCAAGTTCACCCGGGCGGACACGCGAATAAATCTTTTCGCCGTTCGGATCATATGCAACCACCTTGCCTTCTTCGATTTTGAAGTGATGACCAAAGGTTGCCTGAACCATGTCCACAGGTACTGCAATGTTGTCTTGAATGTACTTAGAACGAGCAAAACCACCGCCGATAAGTTCTTTATGTAAAGAGGCTTCTAGAGCATCACGTTGCGCAACAATCGGGGCATATTTTTCCTCAACTGCTTTGATAGCTTCAGCTTTAACTTTCTCAACTTCACCGGCATCCACCAGCTTTTTATCATCGAGATTTTGGATTGTTTGTAATGCCTTTTTAGCTGCCGCTGGGTCTTCAATTCCTTCAAAAGCTTTTAATGCTTTTTCGGCTGCTTCTTTGGCTTCACGATGTGTTTTAGCTTCATTGTTTAAGCGTGCAATTGTTGCTACCGAGTGTGGTGCATCATGTGGCATTTCTTTGCCGTCATCATGAATATAGATCGGCTTATCACCGTCTACTTCCGCATAAACTTTACCGTCGATTGTTACTGTTTTAAGTTTCATTGGTCATCCAACCTATATATACAAAATGGGCATCCGCCCGGATTCGCCGTTAGCATCCGCTTTCGGCAGGCAATAAAAAAGCGCCCTTTAGGACGCTTCATTTCTATAAATGATTATTTACTTAAAGCTTGGCGTACAAATGCATCTTTTGCTTCAAGTAGCTTTCTTAATCCTGTGGATTTTTCAGGCCCGTCAGGAAGTTGCTCATCCATTTGCCGAGCTAAATCACCAATTGGCTTACTAACTTGCTGCAAATGTTCAGGTAAATGTTCATATTGGAAATATTGGATAATAGGGCTTGGCATTTTCTTCTCACAAAAAAAGCACCCGAAGGTGCTAAGGTTAAAAATTAAGTTCTAATTGATGAGTGCAATTGCTTTTAATCTTTCAAAAGTAAAACCATAAATTGCCATGGCTCTTGAAATCTTAATTTGAAGAAATGGCACCAGAATTAATTTTGTGCTCAGAATATATTGAGCATCTGACATAGTGATTTGCTTTTCAGACATTTGTAATACCTTTCGCTACATTTCCTTTGTTTGATTTGGCCTTGGTGCATCACTCACTAAGCGAACACCATGAGCACCATATGCTTCAAAAGTTACAGTAATTGTTGCGGGTCCATTTAAGGCATCAGAATTCATCTGTACTGCTCTTTGTCCAGCTAGAGGTTGTCCAGTTTCTTCATCACAAATAACCAGATAACCTTTCAAAGTAGGGTGACGCTTTAGCACTAAATGTCTTGACTCACTCATAAGCCCAACTCCTTAAAGGTTTGCTCATCCAACTTACGAAGTTGGTCTAATGTGTACAATCGTCCTTCAGGATCGAAGAACTTTTCAAAATCAAACTTTCCTTCTTTATAAAGCTTGTAGCGCTTTGGTCCTAACCATTCTCTTTGAAAGAAATCGTCTGTCTTCTTAAAGAACTCTTTGAATGTGGTGTTTGCATCTAACTGTCCTATTAACTGGCTTCGCTCTTCTTTGGGGATGTCTTTAACTCTACGTTCGTCCATTACAAATGGCCGTTCGCCAACAAGTTGACCGTCCTTCTCGACCGGAACCAAGATACTGCGACAGTTAGGATGTAACGGCGGCACTCGCTTTGCCGGATCATTTATTTCCCACACTGAACCATCTAATGAAGCGCAAAGCTTAGAAGTTCGTCCATCTAAAACGCTAACAAATCGGACATATTCAAAGCCAATTTGGTTGAAGCTATTTAGATAGGCTTGATTAGCTACATGACTTCGCACAGTTCTTACCGTTCGCTCAATATCAGTTTTGGTACCATTTAAGATCCCATCTTCATAGTTAAGCCGTTTGGTACCACGAATACGCTGAACAATTTCTTGGTTAGTTTTGCCTGAATTAATACCATCTCGAATTGCATACTCAACCTTTTGACGGGCATTTTCAGCAATTCTTGAAAGCAGATCATCGACAAGAGCGCCACCTGCCAACGGAACTTTTTTAGCGGATAAGAATAGTTTTTCCCCATCAGGCTTATTAATCTTTGCTCCATAGAGCTTAGCTACGTAATTGGCCTCATAAACAGCCAGTGCCGTAGCTGAAACGGCAAAAGCTTCAGGTAATGCTAAATTAACACTGGCAAACCATTGGGAAATCAAATCTCTAATTTCCCTTAAGTTTGAAGTTGTATATTTACCACCAGCTAAAGCAACTTTCTCCGACTCATTAAGCTCATCCAATAAATCCCGTAGCTTAGAAAGCATCTTGCTCGTATCATCATTGAATAAAGCCAATAGCTCATTTACCGTTTTTGATGAAGCGCGATAAAGATAGGCCTGGTGCTGAGTGAGTGCTTCAAATAGTTTTTTGATATCTGTTGCCATCTCACTCTACCTTTTGATTTAAAGTCCCATCTTGCTCTGCTTCAACATTCTGTAGCTCTTCTTCATATTTTTGTTTAGGGAACATACCTGTTTGGTTGTATTCCCACCATGATTTAAATGAAGATCGGCCTTGTAGAGCTGCTTCAAATAACTGTCGAGCTAACTCAGCTAAATAACCCTGTTTGTTAAATTCTTGACTGATTTCGAACATCAAATCATCTTTAGTTAGAACATCCACATTAGGCGTTACAAACTTAGCAGCCCATCGTAATGCTGCTGACAAGGCTTCATTCATATTAACGACACAGAGCGAAAGAACTGAATGCTGAACGGCGTCATCACTATTCGCTTCGGTAGCGGTCTTTTTACTTCCCGAGCCCTTCTCAATTAAACGCGCCCCCATCTCCTTCATTTTTTCCCACTTATCTTTCATCGCTTCCCGGGCAAGAGTATTAGGGTCGGCTTGTACAATTCCTAAACCACCATTTTCAGGTAAAGGCAAAAGTACTTTCGCTCCAATGTAGATGCCACGTTTCTTGGCTTGGTCATACCACTCCCAATTAACACCCTTCGCATAATATTGAGGTTGCCCCATATAAAAAACGGACTCTTGAAAGTCCGCACTGTCTCTGTAATGGGCTAAATTGAGATTAGCCAAAGGAAGTAATGGTGGCTTTTTAATCTCTTCTGAATTATCAATTGCACCTACAAATGTAAAAGGTATATAGGTCCAGAAATTCCCGTTGTAATCTGTTGGAAACTTCTTCTCTCCGCCAACCCAGTTACCCTTTTCACCCTTTGTGTACACCTGAACGGAATAAATATATTCCCCATTTCCCTCTTGCTCTAAACGAAGTACACGATATTGCTCTTGTTCGGTTTTACTAAATCCATCAGCACCGCGCTCAGACTTAAATTCACGTATAACCACTAAGCAAAGCTTTTTCTGGTTATCGATCATTACTGAATCCCAATTCACTACATCAAGGGCATTTAGTAAATGAATCATCGGATAGGCTTTTTGTGCTTTAAATTCCGCTAGATTACGAGCTGGTGGCACATCAGGATAATCAACATATAAAGCGCAACGATAATGCTTCAATAAATGGCGAATTCCATTTTGAGCCAATTGATAAGCACTAATGCCTGCTCCATTCGCATTACGCTCTAAATGAGCAAGCTCGGGAGGAAATTTAAAACTTGGATCTGTTGCAAAAGCTGCTCCAACTAAACTATTTGATGTCGTCCCTGTTACTTCATAAAAGACTGCACGGGTAAGATAAGCCTCATAAGCACTTTTATTTGCAGGTGACTTATCATGTGCATTTGGCATCGGCAAATATTTTTCACCTTTAGCCTTAACTGCATCCTCACCTTCACAAACATCATCAAGTTTTTGCCAGTATGGCAAGTTTTTAACATATTCAGGATGTTGAAAAGTTACATCACTCATCGTGCAAATCCCATATCAGCGAAGAAGGTTTCAAATCCTTCATGTAATTCATTAAACGCATCTGAAGCTGCATCCACTTGGTCGTCATGTGTACCGTTAGGAAAATGACGAAGCTCATCAATAAAGTCCTTATTCCATTCACCTTTGAGCATACGTACATTTCCCACGTTAACTTGGGCCGCAAATGGTTGTGCCCGTGTAAGCTTGTCACCTGAAATTGGCTTAGCTATCACGCTATAACCCGCAAGAAGCTTCACAAATGAACTAGCTTGCGATTTACCAGCTTGACCAGGATCTTGTGGTAGACGCACAGAAACTTTTTTCCCATCTATTTTTGCTGTTTGTTCTAAGCGCTTATTCACATTGTCAGGTCCAAGCTGTCCTTTAGTTACATCGACAATGTAAGTAAAACCATCTGCGCCTAGAGCTTCTCGCACACCTACTGTAAAGTCGCCCTCATTTTCGGTAGCCCCAAAATCCCAAGCCCTAACTTGTTTCAATACATCCGCAGGCAAAGCATCAACAATTTGAATATTGTCGGGCTTAAAAAAACCGCCTGCTGGCGGTGATGGCATTTGTCGGTACTGCCCGGCAAATACATATGGTGCGGCTTGCTCCATTAGCCTCAATTTTTGGATATTGTGTTTTGCTGGCCACAGTGCGGATCCATCTTCCTGAATAGCTGAAAGACATAGATGCTCCCACACTTCACCGTTACCACCAGCTACAGGAATGCCGTCTTTTCTATCACCTAGCAACCATCCAGCTAAATCATCTTCATGAAGTCGCTGCATAATCACAATGATCGGCGTATCTGGCGAGTTAGTACGCGATTCGAGTGTGTTCTGAAACCAATCAATTACCCCTTCTCGAATAGTTTTTGATGAAGCTTCATGTGCTTTGTGCGGGTCATCAATAATAATGCAGCCGCCAAAGCCTTTACGAAGTTTTCCTGCACCAAAACCGGTAATCGTGCCGCCTGTACCAGTCGCATAGCAGACACCACCTTGGGAAGTTCTCCAGAAGTCTTTAGCCTTACTATCATCACGCAATGTAAGCTCGGGAAAGACTTTTCTATACGCCTCTTCTTGCACAAGGGTTCGTATTTGGAAGGCATTATTTGCGGCAAGCATTGCCGAGTAACTGATATGAATAAACTCACAGTCTGGATTCTTACCAAAACACCAAGCCATGAAGTTAATTACAGCAATTTCAGTTTTAGAATATCGTGGTGGAACGTTAATAATTAACCGCTTTATCTCTCCGCGATAAACTTTCATTAAAGCTTCGCAGATTTCTAAGTGGTGCCAATTTTGCATCCATTTATAACCACGGCGCTCCTTAAACATGTACCTTGTGAAGAAATATAAATCTTCTTGCGCCTCGATTCGGATGGCTTTATCCCGAGCCGCATCAGTACTCATCTAAGACTTCCCTCCGCGCTTTTAAGTAATCTTCCATTGGAACTGGAATTTCAGAATTAACTGTTTGGACTGGTCCGCCGTCTTTGCCTGTAATTTCTTGGCGATTAGTAAATTGACCACCAATATCTTTAGCGGCTTGTTCAAGAATTTTTAAGGCTGTTTTGACGTTTCTAGTCTTCTCAAGCTGTCTTTGGTATTGCTTCAATCGGTAGTACTTATTGGCAATTGGAATATCAATTAAGCCTTTATCAAACTCATCTCTGGTTTTTTCAAATAGTTCGACATACTTTTTGCTTAAGTTCTTACCAGCAACTTTTGTAGGGTCATAAGTTGCAACTTGAACACGATCTATATCAACGCCAAACTCTTGTTTTACGAGTTCCGCCACTTCTTGAGGTGTATCACGACAAGCAAGAGACTGAACTATAAAGATTTTCACAGGCTCTTTTAGTGTCGCCATAACTTCCTCATCGTATAACTACGTATAACAAAATGGGCAAAAAAATAGCCATTTGGCTCAATTGATTACACAGTTTCCGCAGCATTTTGAAATATCAAGATTCGAAACAAACGGCGGATTTTTTGCGACTTCAATAAGTCGCTTAACATTTTTGCTTGGTCCATAACGTTTAACTACGCCAATAAACTCTTCAACGTCATGACCTGCAAGATAGTGCTTAGGAAGACCAGAACTATCGCTATAAACAATTTCTCCGTCCTCGTCTCTCATCACTCCAATGTGGTAAAGCTCATGTTCAAGTAAGTAACAAAACTCTGTATCGTTTGCACGCTCACAGAAAGAAGCGTCGACAGTTATTAAGTATGTTGGCACAAAGCCGAACCAGTCACGCATCTGTTGCTCTTGTCTAGCTTTACGCCAGCCACCAACATTGAACATGACTTTTTCGCACTGGCCTAACACCATAGCTTGCTTGCTTTTATATGCAGAAGAGGCCCAAGCAAATGCTAAAAACTCGTCATTGTCATCAAGTAACTCAGCAATATGATCATGATCGGGGTTATAAAGAGGTCCACCAATAGTTAAGTAATTAGCAACAACCCATTTTTTTAAATCTGATGCAGGTATTAAACGAATTGCTTCCTCTTCTTCTGCCTGATCCATAAAATCAGTTGGAGGAAATGGTCTGATCTGATCCATTAAATATTTGCCTCTTTAAATTTTTAAGCCATTGGCTAGCGAAATGAGCTTGGATCTGTAATGGACCAGATTCATTAATCTTAAATCTTGGTGCTGCCTCTATGCGAATTACTGTGTAACCCATCTCTTCAGCCACATCGTAACGATCAAGACTCCAAGCTTTGTTTTTTAGCTTACCCTTTCGACCACCCGACCAAGGGCCACCAGCAATTTCAACTAATATGTGATGTTCAATTAAATGAAAATCAAAACGCCAATGCTTTGTAGATTTAAACTGAAATTTCTTTTCGTACTTAATTTCCAGATTATCCAAAGCTTGAGTAAATTCTTCTTCAGCCTCTAAGTACTTTTGAGTAGCTTTAGGTAGTGGTCTAGATTTGGACTTAGTTTTAGGTTCTTTTTTTCTTGTAAGCCAAAAATAATCTTTGTCATCCATAATATATCCATAAAAAAACCACCCTAAGGCGGCTTTTGTAGCTAATTTTCAAACCATTTACTAGCATTAAGAAGATTTTGGTATAAATTGATGTTATTTATAATTTCTTTATACTTTTCAATATTTGATGTTTTCCCGTTAATTTTAGCGCTATTAACAAATTCGTCTGTGATTACCTTTGTCATTTCTTCTGGGTCATCAACGCTAACTAAAGGATTTGCTTCTAAATTGGCCCCATATCTTTGAACTAACTCTAAATGTTTACCTGTATGTAATTTCAGTAATGGTAGTATCTTATTCCTTAGTTCTTCATTTTCTACTAACTCAGCATCCTTAATATCTTTGGCAACTTCGAACAATTTAGCTCTACATGTAAAAACTGAATCACCACCAAAGAGGTTGTCTGCAGCAAATGCTGACTCAATTCTTAATTTGAAGTGCTCTACTTGCAATTGCTCTAACGGTTGCTCTGACTTCTCATTTATCTGTTGAAGTTTTACACTATTCCCAATCAAAGTAATTTCAGATATTTTTTCAAAAAAAATAGCTATAAATGAACCAACCAAAAAAACTGTAGTTAGTACAGTTAAATCCCTAGAATCAATTAGCTCATTAACCCTTAAACATATAATGCCCGCAATAAAAATTAAGAATAGAACAAACACTATCACAAGACGTTTTGGCTTAATCTGATTCATTATAATCCATTCTTGGTTTAATTACTTAATCAAATCATAACACCATTTCAAATCATCAGGCGTTTCCAAATAACACCCTTGTTTGTTGCAGAATGCATGAATGTCGTTTAGGTATTCAGTGAATTGAGCTGTACTTGCGTCTGTCGTGCTCATTAACTCACAAAGTCCATCAGCTACTTGTTGATAGGCTGGATGCTTAGAATCCTTCAATTCTCTAACAGCCTTGAATGTTTTCTTGTATTGACCAACGTCATCACGATCATAGATTTTTGATAGGAAGTTCTTCTTAAAGAACAGATGCTCGTAGTCTTTGTCTGTTCCCTGCTTCTTGGCCCATTGATTAAGCCACATCCAGTACAACCGGTTTTGAGCTTTTGAACGATCTTTCTCTTGTGGTGCAATCAATACGACTAAAGGCTTCCCTTCGTTCGCTGCCTTTGCATGATTATTATTCAGATAGCCAATTACATAGTTGATGTCAGAATGGTTTTTGATGACGAATCGTGGTTCCATTTTGACCTCGCAATAAAAAACCACCCGAGGGTGGCTTGATTAATCTATTCAACTTTCATGATGTAATAAGCGCAATGACTGAAAGTAGAGTCATGATCATGTCTTAAAGCTTTAGCCTCTTTCTCTACTTCTGCTCTTGTCATGTCAGAAAATTCAAAGTGCTTAAAACCATGAGTTTCAATAAACCAGTTATGGAGAATCACAACATAGTTGCCTTTAGATACTGTTTCTTCTTTCTTTTCATTTCTAAAAAACATCATCTTCTCCACCTTTAAGATTAAGCATCCGCTCTGTTTTTTCTAACATTGCATCAAACCAGATAACTGCTTGATCTCTTGTCATTGTTAGCAGTTGGTCATATTCAATATGGTGTTGTCTGCAAAGCGGGATTGTTTTTGAATCACATGCCTTTAATCCCATGCCCTTATTGTGAGCACCTTGATTGCTATGAGCTGCGTCTACTGGCGTTCTACCACACATAACGCATGGCAACCTTCTTATTGCAGCAAGTCGCTTTGCATCACGCATGAAGGTTACTTCTAATATTCTTCACTTGTTCTTTATGTCGCTTAATCTTCGCGTCAATATCAAGCATCTCTTTCGCAGTCATCAAACTACGTGAAAGGTTTTGAAGCTTTTCTATTTCATTGCACAAAGCATTTAAATTCTTCTTCGCTTCGATTGTATCCATAGACCACCTAAAATCCAGTAGGTTGAGCCACCGCACGCACTAAATACATCAACCCAGTTTGGAACTCGGTCTTAGCCATTGCAGCAAAACGCTCAGGAGTCGCAGCCTCTAGGCGATCCCATTCATCCACATTGTGTACCTGTTGCCCAGCATCACATTTACAGTTGTAACGCTGAGTCGAAACATGGCTTTGCACTTTTTCAATGATTGATTGGATTTGTGGTCCAAGTGCTTTGATCTCGTTCATCAAATCAACTTCTTCCTGAGTTAATTCACGATATGTATTAATTTTGCGATGTTGGTTGTCCACTTCTTATTCTCCAAAAAAGAAAACCCTGTCAAACGACAGGGCTACAAACACTTAATCTTTCCACACTTTCTGCATTCTTTCTGATTGAACATGTCGGATTCATATTCCCAAACATGTATGCAAAAGACCTGCTTAATTATTCGGAGCATGTGAACCTCCAAAGAATTGCCACAGCTTTATAACAGTACTGTGGCCTACCGCTACTCACCTACTTTATAAAACCACTGGATGGGCACAGTATTTTACGTTTCAGCTTTCAGATCTATTTTAATGGCGGGGCATCACTCCCAATCTGGTATGTATTTCCTGCATATCCCATCCATGCGCGATGAACTGCATGGGTTGTACACTCTTTCGTGGTGTCTAGACGTGTTTGCTTAAACAGTCTTTAGCTAATCAGCAAACTTTTGATTATGGGTTTTAATATTTTTAAATGCTCCAAAAAGCAAAAAGCCCTACGTTTAAGCATCGACTAGAAATCCAGTCCAGCACATCGGAATCCAATGTTCTAAGCTTGTAGGGCATAAAAGCAAAAAGCCCACGATTAAGTGAGCTTTAATGGCTTGGTCTTCGGAAATCCGTAATACGACCAGTATAGAAAAACATTACCTTAAATCCGTTTAGCTGTCAATTGTTTAGCTTTTTTCGGTATTGCCCTACATAGAAATCGATTTCATCTTCCATGTCTTTCAAAATAATATCTACCATCGCACCAAGGTAAGCATAGTTTTTGCTGTATGTGTCAGCTTTGATCTCATCAATCCCGCAGAACTTCAATTGTCCCTGCAAAGTACGATCTTCTTTGATCACTGGACGCATCTTAAAAAATACCTGCATTCGAGCCACCTTCATGCAGAACAGCTTCAAATCAAAGTGATGTCGCTGGCGCTCTTTGCTTGCCGCTTCATATAAGATTTCACCAATATGCTCCACAAGTGTCTTGAATGCCTGTGTCGTGTCTCTTGAATCACCCCAAACTAATATCTCACAATATGCCTTAGTTGCTTCATCTTCAATTGAAGCAATAGCCCCGCAACGCTCTTCCCAAGTAGGCGCCTTCTCTCCTGTCGATGCAGTAGACGTTTCATAGCTTGCCGTTTTAGCTCTCATTTGCTGACCAACCCATTCAAGATTTGATAATTTTCCCGTTACTACTGCATTCATCTCTTTCCCCTTACTTGCCGTATTTCTTGATGTGATTTCTGACTTTTTCTCTGTTGGCTTCTCCGCTCGCTATCTGTTCATACATTTTTCTGGTCTGCCAAATGACATAAATAATGAGAATGGGAGAAAACAAAATTCTCAGGATGATTAGAAGCAGCTTTAAAGAAGCTTCTGCATAGTCCTTGAGGTCACACCAATGATCTTCAAACCATCCCTTTAGAAAGAATCCTTGCCATTGGAGTGTGAGCTTTAATGCATCTACATCTACCTTTGATTTCATACCGTCACCCTCAAATAGTTTCTAAATCTAAGATTGTTATAGTTCCCCAATGAACTGCACCGGTATCAATCCAATAGCAGTTGTCACGCTTACATGGTTTTTGAGTTACTGTATGCCCCATAATCACTGCATCTACACCATTTACATGCGTGTATTGCTGATTGTCAGTATCAAGACGCTCACGACCCCACATAGCTAAATCTGATGGAGCACGGTTTTTAGATGGCTGACTAAACGAGTCTTTAAACTCCTCCCAATCGTTCTGTTCGATATGCCCATGCACAATTCCGAACTTCTTGCCCTTATGGTTTATCTCTAAGACAACAGGTAGTTCAGAGAAGACTTTTGCAATGTTGTACATAGCCTGACCATCAAGCATGTAGAACCACTCACCACCATTGTCTATATGGCAACGTTTATATGACTGATCATGTAAGCCGCCAATGCATAGATCCTCGTGATTGCCGCGAACTGATGTAAACCATGGCTTAGAAAGCAACTCGATACATTCCAGATTCTGTGCACCACGATCAACGAGATCACCAACAGCAACTAAAAGATCATTTTCAAAGTCAAAGCCAATCTCATTGAGGCGATTCATCAACAAGTTGTAGCAGCCGTGAATATCTCCAACTGCATACAGCTTGCCTTTAATTTCTTTATCCCAAACCTTCACCAATCCCATCACGCCACCCTAAATCATTAAGTACTTTTTAATTTCATCTATGGCTTCATCTGCACCGAAGCAGACTTTGCACATGTAACCTTGTTCTTCTAAGCGTTGAATCATGAGCCTTTGACTTGGTTGTAATTTCCCTTTCTTTGACTTCAATTCAATCCAAAGCCCGTGTATCTCACCATTTGGAACAATTAGCTGTAGGTCTGGAACACCAGCCTTCACCCTTAACTTCTTAAACTTTGCAGCTTCAATTATGTTTCTTGAGCCACCATTAGGAATGTGGAATAGGTAATCACTCAAACGACCTGAACCATACTTCACACGATGCGCCCAACTCATGAGCGTCATCTGTTCTTGATCTTCTGTAGGCACTCGATTAAATCGCTTAGAACGAGCTGCCTTCTGTGACTGGACCCTTTGAGCCTCTTTGAATGTGGTCATTGGTCACCGTACTCCTGATAAGCCCTTAACATTGCCTTGTAGCACTCACGACGCTTCTGATTAGTCCCTGAATGGACGTCTGACCCTTTGATAGGATTCATTGCGACATGACCAGCATTTAGCATTCTTTGAGTTGGCTCTTTTGGCACAATCACATAATTGCCACTGTTAAGTTTTTGAAGAGCTTCCATATCTTTTTGCATCTGATCAGAAACTCGATCTTTCATCATCTGCTTTGCAAAAGCTTTTTCAAACTCACTTTGAGAAATACCTTTAATCATTTCATTATCAAAGTTCACTGCCCTTCCCCCTTGAGCGCTTTAACCGCTAAATCAATATTTGGCTCTGATTGATATAATTCTGCTTCCACAAGCAAACTAATTGCTTCATCCACCCGCTTTTGCATCTTCAACATGTTTATGCCTTGTTGGATGTATAAGGTTTGCAGCTCGTCACGCTCTTGCTTGATCTTTTTAAAGTGAACTTCATGACCAATCACTTCACCGTGATGAGATGCTTTAAGCTCCTCCACTTTGCAATTCAGCGAAATGTGGTTTTCTGGTTTGTCTAGGGTTTCTAATTCCCCCGAATTCGAGGGTTTATCAATGCGGTGACCTGCTGCTATTTCTTCGGGGGTGGCATACTCAATCTCTCCTTTAGTTGTATGAAGGCGCCAGTTTTCCCCATTCTTTATGAAATTACACTTGATAAGACCCTTATCAATACTGCTTATTTGGTATATAGATTCGGTTATTTTATCTGTGCGTTTAACCCAATCCCCGACTTTAAACTCACTCATGGCTGGCTCCTTTTTCTTGCTCATACCGCCTCCTTGTAACGTTTAGTAATGGCTTCCTGCTTGAGTTGGTCTAGCATTTTCAGCTTTCTTAATTTCTCGTAGAGGTTCGCTGCTGCTCTTGTTTCTTCATTACGAGTACCGAGGTTGTAATCTCTGCGGAGCTTCATCATTGAGTTGTAATCTGCAAATTCGATCATGCTTTCAGCTCCCCTTTAACATTCAGGATGTCTTTTGCGTATTGAGTTGCCTTGTAATGATTTTTCCCAACACGTTCGAAATATTTCCATTCAACAAATTTTTGAAGATTGCTGTAGATGGTTCCTCGATTGAAATCAAACACTGATTCCTTCACGTCTTTGACACTGAAAGGCGCTGATGCATGACAGCCAAACACGAGTAAGCTAAGCTGGTCATCAAAGTTCAATTTCTTTGTTCTATTTAAAGTTTTCACGCTGCACCTCTCTCTTCCACTCTTGAACTGTGGTACTCAGCCATGGCATAAAGCTTTGCCATTGATTTGTCACAGTTCCGATCAGACATGATTTGTGGAATACGTGATTCAACATATGCTGTACGCTTGTCAAAATCCTCTTTTGTCATTGGAGTTGCTTCTGCTTTTTCCTCGCTGCCAGTTTCGGCACACAGAACACTGAGATCTATTTGAGGTGGCTTAGACCATTTCGTCTGCGTAATCCCTTTTTCAACAAACTCATTCACTACATCAACATAGTTATCTTTGAATGCTTCATATGCGTAATACGAAGAACGCTCATAGTTATTCGAGTAGTTGAGATTTGAAAACATCTCATAACAACGGTTGTAAGCTTCTTTTTCTGCATTTGTAATTTCAACATCACGGTCAGAAAGCCATTTGACAATGTTAGCTAAAGCTGCATTCTTCTTTTTGAATGAATCAACTGCACGCTGCTGCTCAGTACCGAAACCTTGAATACCTAAACACCACTTGCGGAACATTGCAGGATCAGGGCAGTAGCCACTGTCACGGACCATGCAAAGGCCTTTATCTATTTGTTCACGAGTAAGTCCATCAATGCAGATCTTCATTGCATGATTGATTTGTTCTGTTTTAATTCCTTCAAACGTTTTCTCAAATGAACGTGGGGCAATTGCTTTGAAGATACCGACAACTTTTGCAGAGTTGATATGTTCTACAGCGTTTTGATTGCTAGAAACCATACTGTTCATAGCCTGCCTCCTCTTTTGCGATTAGCTCTTGAATTTCAGACATACGAGTTGAAGCTTGGCTTTGATTACCAAAACCATGATTCTGTTGTTTTGGAGCGAATAGACCTTGATAGTTTCCAGTGATTGAGGTTTTTAAAGATTGGTTAGAACCTTCATAACCCCATTCAATGAAGTCTTTGTAGATAGCGTTTAGAGCATTCTTAGTTAATTTGGTTTTAGCTTGTTGAGAACGGTTTGCTACGTACTGTTCCCAAAGTTCAAGATCACAAAGGGTTGCAAAGGTGTTTTTAGTAAGTTTGATAACTTCATCAAAACTTAACTTGCGTACTCTGTCTTTGCGTTCTTTTTCAGCTTTTGCTTTCTCTTCAGCTTCTAGTTTTTGTTGTTCAAGAAGGATCTGTTTTTGAGTTTCTTGATAAACAAAAAAATGAGCTTCAAGCGGTTTGTTTGAGCGAAGCGAGTTAAATAAATTATCTATAATTAAATATCTATAAATAATATCTATTGTGTCTTTAGTTTCTAAAGTGCCTTGCGCTTTAGTTTCTAAAGTGGTGCTATTTAGTTTCTGAAGTGCTTTAGTTTCTGAAGTGCTTTTGTTACTAAAGTGCTCAACAAGTGAAATCTCATTTAATTTGTACTTGTTCCCTAGCTTAGGATTGGTAGCAACAATAGAAATAACACCGAACTCAATAAGCTGCTTTAAGCCTGCACGAACTGTAGCTGTGCTCAACTTACGAACATGCTCTTCTAGGCCTTCAATTTTTCTGCCTTGTAGTTGTGAGTAGCTAACAAAGTCAGACTCTTTGTTGAATCCACTAATGTATTCCTCTAGCTCGGCATAGACGTTACGAGCAGCATCACCAAGAAATGGCTTAACTTCATTCCGATAAAGCCGACTAGACATAACGTAGCCTTTGTCGAATTTATCTGACATGGCTTGTCGCTCTTTTTTCTTAGCAGTAGATGGGTGCAACGTAATAACGTTGTCCTCCTCCTGCTTATGTGCTAAATTTGTCTTCATTCATTAGTTCCTGATTGATGAATACGACCGCTAACCTGTTCGCGCAGGAAGCGGTTTTTTAATATCCAAGTTCTGATAAACGCTTAGATAAATCTGTATGTTGGTAATCGTTGATGTCAGAAGCTCTAGCCATAGAAAGACGAGCTAAAAAGAAAATAGACTCAACAAATTGACGGTCATAGCATTCGTAATTTTCTGGAATAACTTTTAATCCAAGCGCATCCAATAATGCACAAGCGTTCTCAATCTCACTCAAGCCATTGGATTTCTTATCATTTTTCATTCTTGATAAGGTGCTCGCATCTACTCCGAGTCTGTCCGCAATTTCGCCATTATTTTTTGATGCAAGAGCCTGCATTACTAAAGCTCTTGTGTTTCTGGCTCTTGCAGATAAGTCGTTAGATAATTTGCTCATGGTTTAGTTCCTAAGCGGTTAATGCTTCTAAGTCAGCTTTAAGTTTGCCTTTGGTTTTGACTTGCAGGACTGCTTGAGTTCTGGCTGGTATACCGTTGTTTTCCCACTTCCAGAGGGTCACAGTTGAATATCCAGTTTTTTCAGACAACTCTTTTCGATTTTTGCAGTCGTGGTATGTCATGAGATCACTAATTTTCATGGTTACACCGAGTTAACTATAGTTAATAAACCCAATTTACCACTTGTTAACCATAGTTTCAATAGATCGTATTAACATTAGTTAATGTTTTTGGAATATTTGTTATGTCTTTACACTCTCGAATTAGGCAAAAACTTGAAGAAAAAAAATTAAGAGCCGCTGATTTAGCAAGAGCAACAAAAAAATCTCCTGTTGCTGTAAAGAAATGGCTAGATGGCACTAGCGTCCCTACAGCGGAAAACTTGAAAGTCATAGCGAAATTTTTAGGTGTGAGTGACGATTGGTTGCTTTATGGCGGACCGGTTGAACAGGAATCGAACAATTTACCTCAATTAAATGTTCTTGATATTGAAGCCTTTAAGCAGAAGTACAATATTCCAGATAGTGAAGAAGCTGTTAAATTTGTCCAAACACCAACTAAGCCATTCCCTATTCAAAAAAGATATGTCCCTGTTAAAGCCTATTCAAAGATGGGTATGGATGGGTATTTCACAGATATGGGATATGATGGGAACGCAGGTGATGGATATGTTCCAACTCATACAGCGGGTCCAAGAGCCTATGGTATTAAAGGCACTGGCGACTCAATGTTTCCAGCAATTCGTAATGGCTGGTATGTAGTTTGCGATCCAGATGCTGAACCGGTTCCAACTGAATTTGTACAAGTGTGCTTAAAGGATGGACGCTGCACAATTAAGGAATTTGTTGGAATAAATGGTGGGGTTTTGAGTTTGTTGGCTGTTAATGGTGGCGAACGCCTATCTTTTGACATGGATGAAGTTGAAAGTATTACCGCTATTACAGATATCGTGCCGCCAAGTCAGCACAGACAAGAACATCCTTATTCGCATTAATCACAGGAAGACTTATGGACAACTCTAAACTACCAATCAACCAGATTATTGCTCGCATCAATGATGCTGCGAAACATGGTGAAGCTTTGGTGCTAACAGCCGAAGAAGTAAAGATTCTTTCTAAAGATATTGGCGACAAAGTCTTTATTCCTGTGCTTACTAATGAGCAGGTCGTGCAGTTGGTAAAAGAAGGAAAGCTAGGCCAGAAAATTAATAACACAAATGATTAATAAACTGTGAACCCGACACAGTACTTTATAACGGTTCGGGAATAATTTTGGAGAAGCGCATGAGTGGGAATAGGTGCTTTGGAGACCTTGATGAGGGGAAAAGAATACTGGAGGCTCCAAAATATTTTGAGTCCCCAGTTAAGATGGCGAGAGAAATAAATAGTCTATCGCTTTATAAATTTTCAGGAGCTCCGATTTACGAAACATCAACCGAGCTAAATATTGTGGGGTTAAGTATATTTTTAAGAACAAATATTGCACCAGATTCAATGAAGCATAGTTTTGGTTTGGTTCAGAGAGTTGGAAAAAAGACTAACTGGCTTTACGATCTTTGTGTATATCCAGAACATCAGCGGTCTCATGTTGATAAAAAGAAGCGTGAAGTTTTTTATGGACCACACATTCATCTTCTTGATGACTCATTTGAAATTGACTTATCTTACAATCTTGAAGATTGGCAAAAATGGTTTCAACTTTTTGCTAAAAATATTAATTTGCAAATTAGGTCGAGTGATATAATGGAACCTCTTGCGGGGGAGTTGCTACTATGAGTGCACATCTTTCAGATACAGTCTTGAATGCTTTTATCCAAAAGTTTTCTGATCAAGGAAATTCTTGTGGCTTCACTCTACCCCTAGTTTTTCCAAATGGGTCTCCAGCAGTAGTTTATGCGCATAAGAATACACGAGATCAAATTATTCTAAGTGACTATGGACTAAATGTTCGTCATTTTGAAGAATCTGTATGCGTGGAAAATTTTGATGCGATTGATAAAATTAAATACTTTTGCAAAATGTATGAATCTATTTCTGTACAAGATGGGTGTTTGGTTGCCGAGACATCAATAAAACAACTAGATTTTACTGTAATTGAATATACTGAACTTCTTGGAAAGCTAATCAATTACCAATACAAATCAAGATCTCATCAAGCAATTGATGAAATTCTAGATTCAATTAGAGTTGTGCTAGAAAGAAAATTTCACTCAATTGAGGTAAGCCCTAAACTTGCTGGTCGCTCTGGGGAGAAATACCCTTTTAATTTTTCACACAACAGTACATTTATTGATTACATACAAGCAGATAAGAATAAAACAAATTATCAATTGAGAAAAATGATCGATACTCAAAACTTAAATGATAATGTTTCCTTTAATATTATTATTGATGATACTGAGAATGATAAATACAAAGCGGAGCAAGCTATCCTTTCTGACTATGCTGTAGTTCAACCCCTATCAAAATTCCTTCGTCACTAAATTAGGTAGCCAAACTTAACCATACAAACCCACCACCCCGTGTGGGTTTTCTTTTGTCTATTAAAACATGAATTATAGTTAATAAAAAGATTAACTAATGTTAACTTTTCTCTTGACTAAAAAATTAACCATAGTTAATATTATCTCATCGACAAACAAAAACCGCCATAGGGGTCAGAGTCTAGGCGGTTTGCATCAAATGCGGAGATAAGTATGAATCAAAGAATTGAAAAGTACAAGTTTAGCCAAGCCTTTAGGGATGGCTCGAAAGCATTCGTAGCTTTCTGGGTTATCACCTTCATTGTATTTGCATTCCTAAAAGGCTGTGCCGACGAGCAATACGCCAACGAACTCAAAGCAAAACAGAACATGTATGTGCGTGTGCAGGTTGAGGGGGTGAAGTGATGGAAACATTAACTTTACGTGATCAGTTTGCAATTGCTGCTATGCAAGGCTTTGCTGCAAACATGGGCTTCTATCTAATTGATGAAGATGTGGCTAGAAATGCATATCACTTAGCAGACGCAATGCTTGCTGAACGCTCGAAAGAAGTTGATTTGGACAAGGAGCCCTCTCATGGATAACTACAAAATCAAAGTTAAAGATGAAGCTAGCGCAGATGAAGCAAGGGATCTATTTAAAAAGATTGGTTACCAGCCTGATAACTCTTCATATGAACCATATGTGGGATGGGTTGCAGTTTTTGAAGATGGTAGCGGAAGTTTCTACCGCCACAATATGAATTTGGATGAGTGCGTAGAAATTACTATAGCTCAACTCCGCGACCTTGTTGTGTTGAAGCGTAATGATGTGAAGGATGCGACTCATCGCGACAAGCGGGATGAATCAATCTATTTAACTAGCGACAAGGTTATTTATTACGTAAGCATCCGCTGAACGCCATCGCCAAGTTTTAACGGGGTTCAGGTTTCCAGCGGTGAGGTAGTAATTCTTCTATTTGAGGCACTTTATGTGTTGGCAA